AAGAAACTGACCCTAAAAAGAAAGCAGAACACAAGCGTCTGGCATCTGCGTATAACAATACACAGTTGGCTAAGAAAGTTCAGTTAAACTCTGCTTATGGTGCATTGGGTAATCAATACTTCCGCTTCTATGATTTGCGTATGGCTGAAGCGATTACTTATGGTGGTCAATTCAGTATTCGCTGGATTGCAAATGATATCAATGATTATTTCAACAAATTGTTGAAGACGGAAGGAGAAGATTATGTCGTGGCGTCGGATACGGATTCAATATACATTGTTTTTGACAAACTTGTTGCTAGTGTGTTTAAGACGGGAAGTGATGTATCGAAAAGTGAGGATAACAGGCGGAAGGTTGACTTCCTTGACCGAGTTGCTGAAAAGAAAATTGAACCTTTTATCGATAAGAGTTTTGAAAATCTTGCCGTTTATGTAAACGCATATGCACAAAAGATGCAGATGAAGCGTGAAGCGATTGCTGATAAAGCAATCTGGACTGCAAAGAAAAGATACATTCTCAATGTATGGGACAACGAAGGTGTACGTTATAACAAGGCAAAATTGAAGATGTCAGGTATCGAAGCCGTGAAATCTTCAACACCCACAGTTTGCCGTGATAAGATTAAACATGCACTTGAGTTGATTATGACAGCCGACCAAAATACTATTCAGAACTACGTTTCAGAATTCAAATCAGAATTCAAAAGCCTACCTCTGCAAGACATTGCGTTCCCAAGAGGTTGCAACGGTGTTCAGAAGTACAGTGATAGTACGACAATCTATGCTAAGGGTACTCCTATGCATGTGAAGGGTGCTATCGTGTATAACAAACTCCTCAAAGACAACAAACTTCAACGTAAGTATCAAGAGGTCAAAGAGGGTGACAAGATTAAGTTTCTTTACATGCGAGAGCCTAATCCGTCTACAGTCGGTTGTTTATCTTTTCCTAGTGATGGCACACTACCAGACGAATTTGAGTTGACTAAATATGTAAACAAGGACGAACAATTTTCAAAGTCTTTTGTTGAGCCACTTGATGCAATCTTAACACATATTGGGTGGTCGGCAGAACAGAAGGCTTCATTAGAGGACTTATTCATATGAGCATAGATTACTCACGGATTCCTCAAGAGTATTTGGATAGTACACACGACTTTGGTTTTAGTGCTATTGATGAACCTCTTGAGCAAAAAGAAGAAACAGCCGCAATCTCTGAAGAGGTTGCGAGTACACTAACTAACACTAGCGAAGGTGTAAGCAGACTTGAAGGCAAAATTGAAATGTTGCTGGATGCTATTGCAAGTCAGTCAAAAGAGATTGAAGAACGCAAAGCCATCGTAGAGGCTGAGGTAAGAGAGAAACTTGAAGAAGTGGAAAAGTTGATGATGCCACTTTTAGTTAATCTTTTGAAGTCTTCAGATAAAGAATACATTCGTTGGGCTAACCGAGAAGAAGCAGTACAGAAGCAAATTGACAGACTACTCGCTTTGACTAGGGGGTAGTCTTGGCGTATTTCGTATTAGCGGTCGCACTTGCCATTTCGGCAGTTGCGGCTTATTACTCAATCATTGGGTTGGTTACTATCTTCTCTGCGGCAGTCTTACCTGTAGTTATTATGGGTTCTGTTTTAGAGATTGGTAAACTCACTACTACTGTCTGGCTTCACCGATATTGGAAGCAAGCAACGTGGTGGCTCAAAACATATTTGACTATGGCAGTTGTTGTTCTCATGTTGATTACCAGCATGGGAATTTTTGGCTTTTTATCGAAGGCACACATTCAACAGACAGCCGAAGTAGAACAGAATGCAAGTTTAGTTGTTCGAATTGAACAGCAAATTGAAACCCAAAAGAATAGAATTGAAGAACTAGAGAATGTTGCAAATGTACAGAATGAGCAACAAAATGCGCAGATTGTACAGAATGAGAAACAAATTGAGCAAATAAATTCCCGCTATGAGACACTAGTTTCAGAGCAAAATACAATCATCGAAGAGGCTCGTGGTAATCTTGCATTGCTTGAAAAGTTCACCAGCGAAAACGATATCGAAGCGTTACAAGTATTAGTTGGAGTAAGGGCAGATGGTAGGTTTGGTCCTGGTACTGCTAGAGCAGTCGAAGCATTTAGAGAACGTGAGGAAGCATCGTCCACACGAATTGTGTCGCAAGCCAGGGAAGAGATTAGAAGACTGCGTGAGTTGCAAAATTCTGAGGTATCTCGACTGGCTTCCGCAAACGGTAGATTGCAGAATGAAATCGGAACAGTATCCGTTGACAGAGAAGCAATCGAAGCAATCAACCAAAACGTCCTCGAACTTGAACAAGAAAAATTTGAACTAGAGACTGAATTCAGAAAACTTGAAGCAGAATTTGGACCAGTTAAATATATTGCTGAACTAATTTATGGTGCAGAACAAGATGACACAACACTCGACAAAGCAGTTCGTGTTGTTATTCTATTGTTGATATTTGTATTTGACCCATTAGCAGTTTTGCTATTGATTGCAAGTCAATATACACTAGCACCAAAGAAAGATGATAAACCATCTAAGAACGAAACAGTAGAGTTTAGAACCACACCCAAGAAGGTTCAAACGAAATTCAAAGAAGTTGAAATAGGAACGACCGAAGTTGAGTATGATAAAGAAAAAGATGAAATCAAATTCAATAATGGAAAGTTAAAAGGATTCAAACCAGATGTATGAATATAGATGTAAAATCCTTCGGGTTGTCGATGGTGACACGGTTGATATTGATATTGACCTTGGCTTTGGTGTCTGGTTGCACCGTGAGAGAGTGCGTGTTGCTGGAATCGATACACCTGAAAGTAGAACAAGAGACTTGGTTGAAAAACAATTTGGTCTTGCCGCAAAAGAAAGACTTAAAAGTCTCTGCCCAATTGGTTCGATGCAGATTTTAGTCTGTAAGAAGTATGATGATAAGGGCAAGTTTGGTAGAGTGTTGGGAGACTTCTTTATCGAAGAAGAAGATAAATTGCTAACTGATATCATGGTAGAAGAAGGTCACGCTGTTGCATACTTTGGTGGTTCGAAAGAAGAAATCCAAATCAAACATCTAGCAAACAGACAGAAACTACTAAGAGAAGGTGTTGTTGTACTAGAGGAGAAATGATGTATGTCTGATGGTGGAAAGGGGTCAAAGCAACGACCCACTGATAAGCAAAAGTTCGATGAGAACTACGATAAAATTTTTGGGAAGAAAAAACCAAAGAAAAAAGATGAAAAAAATACTTGACATTTAGTATGTTTTCGTGTATGATGTAAGATATAATCAACAAATGAGGAGTTTGAAGTATGAGTGATTTTCTTGATGGTCTTGTCAAAGCGACAGGCAATGAGTACGCAGGGATTGCCGATGGTGGCATTGTAGCAGGAGAAGTAGATGGATATATTGATACTGGGAGTTATGTTCTTAATGCTCTTGTTTCAGGAAGCCTCTTTGGTGGAATTCCTAATAACAAGATTACAGCGTTTGCTGGCGAGAGTGCGACAGGTAAAACCTTTTTCGTTCTTGGGGCAGTAAAGCAATTTATTAAAGACAATCCTGATGGTGGTGTAATTTACTTTGAGAGTGAAAGCGCACTTACCAAGAAGATTATTGCTGACCGTGGAGTTGACCCAAAGCGTGTGGCGATTGTTCCGATTGCAACAGTTGAAGAGTTTGGTACACAGGCAGTAAAACTTGTTGACAAATACCTCGAACAACATGAACGTGACCGCAAGCCTATTTTGCTTGTACTTGACAGTCTTGGTATGTTGTCCACTTCAAAAGAAATGGCTGACACAGAGAGTGGTTCTGAAAAGCGTGACATGACACGGGCACCTAAGATTAGGGGTATCTTCAGAACACTGACACTCAAACTGGGTCGTGCTAAAGTTCCTATGCTTGTAACTAATCACACATATGAAGTTGTTGGTGCATATGTACCTACGAAAGAGATGGGTGGCGGTGCAGGTTTGAAGTATGCGGCATCAAACATTTTGTTCTTGTCGAAGAAGAAAGAAAAAGACGGCACTGAAGTTGTTGGTAACATCATTCGTGTTCTCAATCACAAGTCTCGTTTGACGAAAGAAAATCAAAAAGTAGAAGTTCTTGTGACTTACAAAAAAGGTCTATCAAGGTACTACGGTCTACTTGAACTAGCAGAAGCGGCAGGTATCTTTAAGAAAGTATCTACACGCTACGAACTACCAGATGGCGCAAAGCAGTTTGGTAAAACCATCAATGAAAACCCAGAACAGTTCTTTACTGAAGAAGTGTTGCAAGGTATTGAAAAGTATGTACAAGCAAACTTCTTGTATGGTTCTGAAACTGTCGAAGAATTGGAAACTGCATTAGAAGAAGAAATTGCTGAGATTGAAGAGGTCACCAATGAGGGCTGATATCAAAGACTTCTATGATTTGGTTCCCAATGCAGTCGGTGATGAATATCATATTCTACTGAAGAACACAGAGAAATTCGATGGCGTCACTTATCGCTATGGTCGAGTTCAATTTGGTTCCGAAGAAAATGAAGATGGTACCTTGACATTTCGTTATGAGTATGATATAGTAACGGTACCGACTGAAATTGCAGAACAGCAATTAGATGACACAGATAAGCAAGAACTAGAAAGTCTCGTAGGGGACATTCTATTGCATATCTTAGAAAATGATTTAAGCGAAAAGGGTAAACACAAAGATGGTATCGTCAAGATTGGAACACCTAATCCTGAAGTCACTCATTAGTGACGAGGATTACTGTAGAAAAACACTACCATTTGTAAAGCCTGAATACTTTGAAAGTCTCACTGAACGTGAGTTATTCAAAGAGGTTTATGGTTTTGTAGATGGGCACAATAACATTCCAACGCATGAAGCGTTATTGATTGCATTGAACAATCGCAAGGATGTCAGTGAAGAGACATTCAAAGAAGCAGGTGAACTGCTAAGTGATTTTAAGACAATCGAAAAACTTCCTGACCAAAGTTGGTTGCTTGAGAACACTGAGAAGTGGTGTCAGGAACGTGCTATCTACAATGCAATCATGTCGTCCATCGGTATCATGGAAGGGCGAGACAAGCAGAATGAGAAGGGTGCAATTCCTAAACTCTTATCTGATGCACTTGGTGTTTCTTTTGATACTTGGATTGGTCACGATTACCTTGAAAACTCTGATGAGCGTTTTGACTTCTATCATCGTGTAGAAGAGAAAATTCCTTTCGACTTAGATTACTTCAACAAGATTACAAAAGGTGGTTTGTCTCGTAAATCACTTAACATTGCTCTTGCAGGTACAGGTGTTGGTAAATCACTTTTCATGTGTCACTGTGCGAGTGCAAACCTTCAACAAGGTCAGAATGTTTTGTATATCACACTTGAGATGTCTGAGGAAAAAATTGCTGAACGTATCGATGCAAATTTGTTGGATACACCAATTCAACAGTTGCCAGAACTTAGTAAGTCAATGTATGACAAAAAGATTGACAGAGTGAAGACGAAGTTCCAAGGTAAGTTGATTGTCAAAGAATATCCAACTGCCAGTGTTCACGCAGGTCACTTCCGTCACCTTCTGAATGAACTTAATCTGAAGAAGAACTTCAAGCCCGATATCATCTATATCGACTATCTCAACATTTGTGCTTCATCAAGGGTAAAAAATTCAAATGCAAACTCGTACACTATCGTTAAATCAATCGCAGAAGAAATTAGAGGACTCGCCCAAGAGTTCAATTTGCCGATTGTGTCAGCCACCCAGACAACCAGAAGCGGATACTCAAACACAGACGTTGGTCTCGAAGACACCTCAGAAAGTTTCGGTCTACCAGCCACGGCAGACCTTATGTTCGCTCTTATCTCCACCGAGGAGTTAGAAGAACTAAATCAAATCATGGTCAAGCAGTTGAAAAATCGCTATAACGACCCTGGTAGTAATCGTAGATTTGTAGTTGGTATTGACAGAGCAAAAATGAGGTTATATGATTGTGAGCAAGATGCACAAGATGATATCGTTAATAGTGGGCAAGTCGCAGACACACCCGCATTTGACAAGTCGAGTTTTGGAAATGGTTTGGCGAATGAAAGGAAGGCTTTTAATGAATGGAACGTATAGATTAGTTGAAGAGAATGATGTTTGGTTAGTTACCGAGAACGGTACGCCTATCGCAAAAAGTCGCAACAAACAACATGCACTTGGTATGCTTAATCATTTGAATTGGGGCGGAGCATTCGAAGGTAAGACCCCACCTTTCATGTTTACGGGCGGACCAATCGATATTGACAGGAGAAAAGAAGATGCAAAACCCCTACGTTAAATACATTAAGGTGTATGATGATGCACTTGACGCATCATTTTGTGATGCACTTATTGAGAAATTTGAGATGCTTAATGACAAACAAGTATCAACAGACCTAGAGGGTGTTCGACATTTCACTGAAATCAATCTAGCAAGAACGCCTGAGTTCCGTGAAGAGTTTCTTGTTATGCAACAGCAAGCACAAGCAAACATTCAACAGTACATGCAAGACGCAGGTATTGAAGAAGGTCAATGGCCTGAAAAGTCTGGCTTTGAAGAATTCCGTATGAAGCGTTATGAACCAAATGACAGAGATGAATTTTCATATCATGTCGATGTTCAGGACCATGCATCTGCCAGACGATATCTTGTATTCTTCTGGTACTTGAATGATGTTGAAGAAGGTGGCGAAACACACTTCTTTGATATCGACCAAGGGGTTAAACCTGCAAAGGGTCGTTTGTTGATGTTTCCTCCGCAATGGAATTATCCACATGCTGGTAAGAAGCCAATCTCTAATACTAAATACATCGTGGGTGGATATCTTCATTACTTATAGGAGAACACGATGGGTAAAGTTATCGAATTTCCAGTTGAAGCGACACAGGCTTATAGAGAAATCGAAGAAGAACTTTCAGATTTTACAGACCAACACCATTTAGACCAATATGTGTACAATTCTATTATTCAAAATCTAGCACATGTACACAGTTCTTTCAGTATTGATGACCAAGAGACACTAAAACTAATTGCTCTTACAGGAAGAATTCATAGAACAATAGGTAACTGGCAGATGGGAAGAAGCGACCCATTGTTACCATATTTACTTAAATTAATTGAAGATTTGAACCTAAATAATATCAAAATTGACTACGATTGAAGTAGGAAACCTTATAAATATTATTACAAGACTATGCGTGGGTGATGAGTTAACAGGCGTGGGTGTAATGAGAACACTGCTTTAAGTTCTCGTAAGGATGAGTGCAGTTATTCTAGCAGGAATCAATGCATGAGGAAAAGAGGGACGCGGCGCATGAGGCCGCTCGTAAGGGGTTTCGACCCTCACACTGTAGAACGCCTGAAGAGGTGACTGTCGAGAGGCAGTCGCCTCTTTTTTTGTCTGTAACCTCTTGATTATACTACTTTTTTATTACCAAAATAACCCTTGACATTGACCCTAGAATAGACTACAATATACATGTATTTGGTTGAAAAGAGGCTTGCGTATGAACGCTGTAGAGATAATCGGTGGGACGAAATTTGAGAAAAAAGTCGCCCTTACCGCTGTTCAGTTTTGCTTGAAGACACTGTTGCCCAGATATCGCACACTAGATATTACTGTGCGTTTACGAAATATCAAAACCGATGCTATCGGCTACTGCATGATGCTCGACCATGACCGTGAATTTGAAATAGAAATTCAGAAGGGTATGAAGTTGAGGGATTTCGTGTCTACTATCTGCCATGAGATGGTTCACGTTAAGCAGTATGCCAAGCATGAGATGAACGAAGAATTGACTGATAGCGGTCGTGCTAAGTGGAAAGGTTCTTTCATTAAAGCAGGCACTAAGTATTATGACTTGCCTTGGGAAAAAGAAGCGTATCGCTTACAAGACAAACTAGCAGATGAGATTTGGGAGAATAACTTAATATGAGCCATACAAATGGGCTGAGGTTTGTAACACAACCTGACGAAACTAAAATTCCAGAGAGACCTGAAGGATGTGAAGTAGAAGTAACACTCGACTACATTGACTTTGGATTTCTCGACCCGCAACATAATTGGCTTGTTCTGAGTTTTATTGAATATGCAGAACAAGAATATGGTAATCCAAAATACTTCCGAGATGATGCAAGGGAAGTGTATATGGATTGGAAGTTCGAAGATGCAAAATGGGAACATGGTATATTAGATATCGATGACAATGAAATTCGTAATGCGATTGCAGATTATCTCGCATATGAAAGACTTTGGAATGATGGTGCATATGTTCACCCATTTGCATTCAATTAAAATCTAAAAGGAGACGATTTATGACTAGAGAAGAATGGCTAACAAAGAAGCACCGGGAACTAGACAACACAATCTGGCAGATTGAGAATACTGTTAAAAATGATGCCCTCCTAAAAGACTTGAAAAAACAGAAATTGCGTCTCAAAACTCAGATTGAGAACGCCAAAAAAACCTGAAAAAATACCAAAAAAAGCCTTGACACACCCTTGGGTTTCAACTATACTATATGTGTAAGTTGAGAAAAGGAGATTATATTATGATGTATGAAAACTTGAATGACGCTGTTGTTGCTCTTAAAGAAGCCATGATTGGTGACTTTGCAAAATGGAACGATAACAGTTATGAAAAGAGCGATTACAAAAACCTTGACAAAGAATGGTATGATAATCGTGTGAAAGAATACGCTGACGACTTCAAGATTGAAGAAGGCAGAAACTATATCAAGTTGAGTGCCAACGGTAGCGTTAAAGGCTTTGTTGTGAAGAAAGCGACTAAGGGTTTTGTTGTCGGTGACTTGCTGATGGCAAAGAGTTGGAAAGCACCCGCTACAAACTTTGCTCGTGGTAATGCACTGATGGGTGAGTTTGACCGTGTTCGCTGGACTGGAATTCTTTAAGGAGATATTGATTATGAAACAAGTAGCAGTAATACACACCGCATTTGAAGATACACCACGCACTGTTGCGTTTGTGAATGTTCCCGATGAATTTAGTGCCGACATGGCACTGGAGTATGCATACAGACGAACCAACAACATCGAAGGTTCTTGGTCTAAGCCTCAAGTGTTTGAGTTTGATGGTAAAGTGTTTGAGAACCCAGACTTCTCTGAGGATGTCACTGTGATGGCTCCGCTTGAAATTGTCGATGGCAAAGAGTTTGGTCTTCGTTCTACTTCAATGGGTGACCAGATGTTATTCGGTACCACGAAGTACAAAGTTGCAATGTGTGGATTTGAGGAGATTGTATGAAGTTAGCCTATTGTGATAAGATTGCCGATGTTATTCGTAAGTCACTTTTGAAACATGACCCAGATGGTATCATCGGTTTGATTTACCCAATCAAATGGGATTTAGATGAAAATGGTGCATTTATGTCTACGAAGAAGACTATTGAAATGTGCGATATGAATGAAAAGAGATATAAAATAACAGTCGAAGAACTGTAAATACTCCAACAACTCACTTAAACTTCGGGCGCATTTGCGCCCGCTTTGTCTTATAAATAGATGAGTATATTGAAAATCACTTAATGTTGGAGACACTTAATGGCTATTACTTATTCTCAGTTCATAGAGAATGCAACAGGCAATATCTACGATGAACTGATATCCATTGTCAACGGACTTGGATATCCTGATATCAAAAAGAAATCATCGTTCCGTTTCAATATTCTAATTGACGGTAATCGCATTGAAGCGATGCAAAAAATGGAAGCCGCAATCAAAATGAAATACCCACAAGCATTTTGGGATGAAAATGCGGGTGACAGTTCTATCGGTGCTATTGTAGTTGACCGATATCTAGTTGGTGCATCTCCTGCATCAAAACAAGGCAAAGCCTCTGCTGGTCTAGCGAATGAACACACACTGTTCAAAATGATTGAACAAATCACCGCTAGTGGACCAATGCATGTCGTATTCAAAGCAGGCTCAAAAGAATATCGTGTAGAAAATGTCGTTGGATACCGTGACGCAGGTCGTGACACAGGTGGTCGTAAGAAAGCAGACATTGTACTAATCACCAAAGATAAAAAAGAATATCCAATCTCGCTAAAGAAAGACAAAGCAGAGATGTGGGAAAGTGCTGACAGTTATTGGTCGGCAGAAGCAAAAAAGATTGTTGATGCAGAAGTCAAAAAAGGCAACGTCACAATCGATGCATTTAAGAACGTCTACAAACTGACACCAAACCTCGCTAAGAAAGCCTCAAGTGGCGAAGCGAAAGCAGTTGTATTTGGTAATGATATTTTACCCAATGGTTGTGTCATTGAGAAGACCTTTAATGGTCGTTATGAAATTGTAGACGATACTGCATATATCACTGCAACCAAAATTATCACTTCACTATCAGACTTGAAGGGTGAGTATGAGATTTGGTTCCTTATTCGTAACGATAGTTCTCGCAAGGGTTCAAAAATTTATCCTGGTCTCCGTGTGCTTGCAGTGAAGAAAACAAGAATTAACAAAAATGTGAAGCAGGTTAGATAATGTTAAAATTTACTCAATACTTAGAAGAAGCCAAGGACGGCAAAAACTTACACCTAGAACACCTTGAAGATGAAATTCTCAACAAGGGTTTGAAGGGTGCAGGTGCATCTATTCAACTACTTGACCAACTCACAACTATGTTGTCAGGTGACAGTTTCAAGCCTGTGAACATCACAGTAAAGTGGGATGGTGCGCCCGCTGTGTTCTTTGGTAAAGACCCAAGCGATGGTCAATTCTTTGTTGCGAAAAAAGGCATCTTCAACAAGAATGCAAAAGTCTACAAAACAAACGCAGATATTGATGCAGATACTTCAGGTGAACTTGCTGACAAGTTGAAGACTTCTCTCAAGTATCTAAGCAAACTTAAAACTGGTAATCAAGTATACCAGGGCGATTTGATGTTTACTAATGATATTAAATCACAGTCTATCGATGGCGAAGATTTCCTCACATTCCAACCAAACACAATTCTCTATGCTGTTCAGAAGGATTCTGATATTGGTAAAGAGATTGCAAGTTCTGGTATGGGTATCGTTGTACACACTGTTTATTCAGGTAAGACTTTTGAAGATATGACTGCATCTTTCAATGTAGATGTTAAGTCACTTGGAACCACATCTGGTTTGTGGTTATCAGACGCAGAATACAAAGACGTATCTGGTAAAGCAACATTCACTGCACCAGAATACAAAGCGGCAGTCAAGTCACTTGACACTGCAAAACGTGCATACGCAAAAATTAACAAACAACAATTTGCAAAGTGGGATAGAACTCAACAGCAAATTCTTGGCTCTAGTGGTACTACTGGTGCCAGTTTTAAGACATTTATGAACTCATTCTTTCGTAAGGGTGAGAAGATTAATCCTAAAACTGCCAGTAAAGAATATACTAAATACTTACAAGACTGGTGGCAAAAACAGATTGATAAGGTAAAGACTGAAAAGGCTAAAGAGAACAAAGCCGGAATCCGTGATGAGATGCTTAAATCAGTTGTTCCTTTTGAGGGCAACACTGCAAACCTTGTAGAATATTACAATGCGATAATTGATACAAAACTTGCAGTCATTCGCAAACTAGAACAAGTGAAGCAAATGACTAAAACATTTAAGCGTACAGATAACGGATATGAAGTTACCGAACCAGAAGGATTTGTCGCAGTAGATAAAACATCAGGCAATGCCGTCAAACTAGTTGATAGATTAGAGTTTGCTTTTTTGAACTTTAACCTAGACAAAAACTGGGATAAGACAAAGTGAATATCGATAAAGGATTAAATTAAATGGCAAAACTATTAAAGAATTTCAGAACCCGCATTAATGAGGCAGAAGCCCGTGCGGTTGTTGTGACGTTCGGTCGGTTCAATCCGCCAACAACAGGTCACGAAAAACTAATCAAAGCGATTGAGAAAGTCGCTACAAAGAATAACGCAGACTATCGCATTTATCCGTCTCAATCGCAAGACCCCAAAAAGAACCCACTATCTCACGCTGATAAAGTTAAGTTCATGCGCAAGATGTTCCGTAAGTATTCTCGCAACATTATGGATGACAAGTCTGTAAAGACAATGTTCAATGTTGCAAGTAAAGCATACGAAGATGGTTATCGTAAACTAATCATTGTTGTTGGTGCAGACCAAGTAAAAGAATTCGGAAATCTAATTCCAAAATATAACGGTAAAGATGGTCGCCATGGCTTCTATGACTTTGAAGATATTCAAGTCGTATCTGCTGGTAATCGTGTAGACCCAGATAGTGAAAAAGCAAAAGAGATGACTGCGGATTCTATGTCTGCATCTGTTCTACGCAAACTTGCCGCCGATGGACACTTTGATGAGTGGACTGATGAAAAAGGTAAGAAGCAACTAGGTTTCAAATCTGGTGTTCCAGATACTCTAGGTGACACTGACAAACGTGTACTATTCAATAAAGTTCGTCAAGGTATGAAACTAGCCGCTATCAATGAAGCATTCGCAAAACTATTTGAAGAAAATGTTGTCATTGTTGAGAAGGCTCCACCTGATGAGAAATTACAAAAGTGGTTAGAAGACCCCAAAACTAAAGCAGACTTTCAAAGTCGCTATGGTGATGAGTGGGAAGAAATCATGTATGCCACTGCATGGAAAATCTACAACGACAAAGAAGGTAAGATACAGGAATCTTGGAACATCGATGAAGAGATGGATGAAGATTTCGCACCTGTCGCTTCTAAGAAAACTCTTGGTGAAATTCGTTCACGTTTGAAGAATGACCCGAAACCGATTATAAAAGAACTCGTTGAAGAAGTACAAGTATTTAAGAAAATC